GGGTATTTATGAATAGCTGGTGTACATAGCATCCAGATTCTGCCATCTTCTTGTACGCCGGCTACTCCGGCAAGTTCACCGTTTGGAACTGTGAAATACACGCTGTCACCTATCTCGGTGCATGCTGGTATAGCCACAACAGGATCATGTCCATGACCCTCTTCAACTTCTCTACGGTCATCTGGTAAAAGATTAGAAGCTACATCAAGTGCAGCTTCCATCGTTATTGGGTGAATAAATTTAGACACGTCTATAAAATCTGTTTGTAAAGTCTCCTTCCCATGCCAATGAATACAGGGTGGCTGGTGCTGGATGTTCTGATTTAACGTTTACTGTTAAGTTTGTATTTCTCTCGTAACAAGGTACTGTTTCTATAACTTCATTTACTATCGGTAATCTACTTGCAGAAACCACACCAGCTAAAGCTAGTTCTTTAGTTTCTGTGTAGTCTGGTTTACCTACTCTTTGTAAGGTTGTTGAATAGACTCCTAATGGTCCAAAGCTGAATTTAATTCTATGGACAATAAGAGATGACTTAGCATCAGATCTGTATTTATCTCCTACTTGTTGAGTAACATATATAGTTGGTATGCGTACATCCATTTCATATAGATATCCAATAATAAAAGAATTATTAGACCAGTCTCCACCTATCTCTAAGTTAGATCCATTAACAGTGACCATTGCATATCTACCAAGATCATTTCCTGAATCAGTTTCATAAGCAACTAACTGTTTAGTACTCTCATATCCATTTGGTTTTGGAATAGTAGTTTTTATAGTTGCACTGTTATATGTATTAGAAGCTGACGTTACTGATGATGCATGATCTAAGTGAACACGATATACATAATCATCTGTTGTATCAGCAGTATCTCTTGTATCAGTAACAAAATGACCGCTATCATCTAATTTCATAGAGTATCTAACGATTTGATCTTTATTATTGTTTCTAGTAACAACAAATAAAGCATCATCTAGCATGCAATGGTATTGAATATTTCCTGTTACCGTCCATGTAGTCCATGCTTGTAATAGTCTTTTATCGCCAGAAGTAAAATATCTAAAACAATAGATTGTATCTGTATTCTTTTGACTGAAAAATACAACTGAGTTTTCTCTAGATACTGATACTATTTCTACATTTTTATTTAATAATTTTCCTATAACTTTACTTTGATCAATAACCTCTGGTTCTCCTTGTCTAACAACATTAGACATTTCAAAGAAACGTGTAAATTGATTAGCATTATCAATGAATGCAACGGTTGTTCCTAAAGAAATAGGATTAGTTTTCTCATTAAAATTATAAGAAGATACTGCGTTTAGCTTGGCAGTTTCAGGACTTAAAATATCACTATCTGTAGTCAGCATAAATTGCTGATTTTTAGTAAATAATAATAATCCGGCATTAACTTGAATACCGTCATACACAATAGCTGGATATTCAGAACTACATGAAAGATCAATAACATCCATAGGTGTGAATGTAGTAGCAGTCTTAGACCAGAAGTTAAAAAACTCGCCAGGTCTTGACATGATTACGTTTTCATCACTTAAGAATACTAATCTGTTTCTAAAGAAAACTAACTGATTAATTTTATTGTCTACAAAAGAAGGGTTTGGGTTAGTTAAAGAATCACCTACCTGTGCATTTTCCCAAGTAGCTTGTGAAACAGTGAATGTACCATTAGCTTGTCTTACTAATTGGATAGGCATAGTGCCTTTATCAAACTCTATATTTCTGCCAGGTTTTGCACATTCTTCCCATACTCCATCGCCATCTCTGTCGTTATGACCAAAGAATTTAACGTAGTAATCATCAGCATCAGCTTCACTATTAGCAACTTTTACAACATAACCATGCTTGCATTGAGACGGTAAATCATCTACGTTCTTAACCTGATTAGACATTACTTTAAGCAAATCACTTGATGGTGCTGTTATGTTGAATGTTCCTTGAGCTGTAGGTCGAGTTATATATAAACCCGTACCTATCATTTTTACTTCATAACCATTAGCAAGGTCATCTCTAAATCCATATAAAGTATTTGTTCCTCCATAACTGGTTCCTAATATTCCTGATCTTATATCTCCAAGAATGCTTGAAGCAGTAACTGCTGTTTCAGTATCAAAAGGTGTAGGGTTTGGTCTGACTAAACCTAAGTTAGCTTGTACGTTTGTAGTACTAATTTTTTCAACAGTAACTTTATAGTATCCATCATCCATCCATACATAAAAGTAATCGCCTTGTTGCCATTCAGCACCACCATAAAGCAGATCAAAAGTTGTAGTGTATCTAGCTTGATATGTGGTTGTTTGGGTTTCACCTGAACCAGTTGTAAATGGAACTGACTGACCTATAGTTCTAATTCTAAAATAAAGATTTTTACCTCTATTAACTGAACTACCATTAGAAGCTTTTACATCAATTGTGTATGTATGATTTCCTGAGTTAGCTTCATCTGTAAGACTTGCTCCATCATCAATATCAAATATTCTTGTTCCTACGTTTGGTGCATATGCATCTCTACCATCTCCAGCGGTATCATCACATCTTGTTGACTGAGAAGGACGAGAAGTTCTGGCAACCATTCCTCCGTTTGTATCACAATAGTTGTTACTTGACTTAACTAAATCAACACTAATTCTTGTAGCTGTAGTAACAGCTGTTGTATTTGTATTATCAAATAAATTAACTGAGTATTGTCTTGCATAAGCTGTCGCTCTTAAATCAATAAAAACTTCAGGAGGTCTAACAGCTTCAATAGTGTTAGACATTGCTACTGTCTTAGTTCTATTAGTTATAAATGTATAGTCGTTAAGAGTTAAGGTTTGTATATCTTGGTCATCACTATGAGATAAATATGTAGCTAATGCACTTGCTGTACCAGAATCATAATTAACAGTCTGTGCTGCACCATCACTACATTTCCACATATTTATATCGCCAGTTCTACTAATTTGTCCTATATAACTTTCTGTTTCATCACGGTAGTAGCTAAACCATTTACCGTTTGTTTGTGAGTTAAGTGCTGAAGTTCCGTTATCACTAATTGATGCAATTAACTTACCCCCTGGACGCTTTAATAAGCCATGTGTTACATCAGGTATTACATTATTAGCGATACTAACTTGTCCAGGAATCTTCAGTTCATCTGGCTGTTGAGATAAACCTCCAGTCAGCGTTGGTATTGTTTGAGTAACACTTGCCATTATCTTCTATTTAATATTTGAAACGGTTGGTATGGAGCATATGAAGTCTTTTCCGGCCAGCCCATAAAGTTATGGTCGCCTTGATTGCATTCGTAATCCATTACATTTGCTCTAGCAGCTTCCTCTTGTAATCTTAGTAATGCTGCTAATTCTTTATTTGCAACTTGCTGTACAGCTGCTCGTACAGAAGCTCGTGAAATAATATATCTTTGAAAAACTGGAGGTACATCTTCAAATGGATAGAGAGTGACAATATCTAAATATTGATCCTCAGTAAATTGATCAGTATGTTCAACTAAGTCATATAGTCTTCCATTTCTTCTAACTAAATCCTTTGATTTATCAATACGTTTATCATGTAAATCGTATCTTAAATAGTTACTAGGGATAACTATGTATTT